TTACTATCTCACATCGTGTCGTGTACATGCCACACTTCTGGCGACACAACAAGTCGCGCATCTCCCATGTACACACCTTGAAGCACAAAGCTTACCACATTCACAACGTATCCTGAGCCATGTGCGTTGATCGACTGTACTTGTGATAAACTTATGCATCTCTTCGAACGATCCGTACATTGTTTCGAACCTTCTTAAAATGTCGACGCTGTTATTATAGTAAATATCATAGAATAGTATGCCACTGTGTTCACCATTTTTGCCCATCAACAACAGCTTATGATATATGTTCATTACACATGATGGTAGCGGCTCGTGTCTGTCCCGATTGACCGCTAGTATCGCATTGGGATACTGGCATGCACTCGGATGCACAGGGGACGCGATACGTAACTCATTCAAAATCCTCACTATCAACATCGATTTGAGTCCCGATACGGGTATGGTCAGGCGTCTTGCTATATTTTTCAACGTGTTCAACGACAATCGATTAGGATTATTGAATAGCGCGGTGTACTCAGACATCTCTGAAGGTGAAGAAAGATGCTCGATGTTACCCAAATTTGCGATACACGCCAATCTGAATTCGCGGTTCACATACATCAAGTCACATAATTGGCGTGCTATAGCGGTTCGCGTACGTAGTATGGACGGTGTTCCGACAACCTTCGAGATCACTATCTCTAATATCTCCGTGGGTAGATCTATACGGGAAACAGGGTCTCCTATATGTGCTTTAGAATACACCTTTACAAACTTTTTGGCAGCCTCTTTATCTTTGATGAATTTTGCATCTTTTTCAAGCTTGAGGTGGATCAGACGATCTCTACACTTAATTGCATCCAAGATGCGTTCATTACGCACGATGATTGATAGTTCTTCTACGTCGCTCTTAACGTAAAGGCGCATACACGGACTCGACCTCCCATAAGGATTACGTGTGTATATTACATTAATGCGAGCGAGGTCGTTATCGGTCAGTCGATACTCTGCTTTACAAACCGACGCACATATCCTTTCGATTCGTTGCTCCATTACAGATTGTACACTTGAACATTTAGGGGTAATCCACGCGTGCGTTCATGTTCTGATTATAAGTTGACATTCGTCTTTATATCATGGCGTCGATCGATTGGGGGAGTGTGCAAAGTAAGCCGGTATCTCATTGGTTGACAATCGCGATAAAAGCGAGAAACGAAGATCTTTTCAAGTACGTTCTGGATCGTAAGGATGAATTGAGTGAGGAGGATAAAGCACAGGGTGTGTCTTGCGCGTGTTTACACGGGAGGTTGACCATGCTACGCCGACTCGTAGAGGAACACGGATTCGAAGTAAACTCAGACGCGGTGGAAAACGCTCACGAAAGTGGTCGAGAAGATATCGTTGAATTGTTAAAGTTGTATGCTTGAATACACATTTTGATGCACGTGTGGTGATGTCCCAATGTGCGATATTTTTGGAATATATATAAGGCGGTACAACCGTACTTGAATTAACGGAATAATATGATTGTAAGCGGGCGTACGCGTAGCAAAAAACGACAACGTACAGAGGATACCGTGAGTACGTTTGATGTATCCGAGGCACGGTACTATGAATCGTTGGATCCAGAAGAACAAAGTAAACTCCGTGTCTTAGTGGAAGAACTCGATATTTACAGAAAGATCATAGACACACCACTGATGTTCAGAGTACTGAAACTGGATATAACCATCGACGCTAAGAACTCCATATTGACGAAAGTGAATGATAAGGATTTCTCTCGACTTATCGGGAGGCTAGAGGCAATACCGTTCATGAACCGCTACAATGTATGGATGACTCGGACAGAGATGATTACGAGATTGAGAACGGTTCTCAATACTGCGGTGACTGGCCACGAGGCCGCAAAACGGAAGATCATTCGACATATATCGCTTCCAAATCATTTCGGAAGGGGAAAAAGTATAATCATAGGTCTACACGGTCCATATGGTATGGGGCAAGCTGCCATAGTGAATGCATTATCGGAGGCTATGAACATGGAACGCGTCCGCATCGATCTGAGAGGTTGTTCAGAAAAAGGGTATCTAAACGGACGTTGTGATAACGATATGTCTCCCGGTGAAGTAGCATCCGGGATGATCCAGACGAAGCATATGAATCCTATATTCCAATTCGACAATGTGGATACTATCGTAGGTACTGCTCATGGCGCCGAGTTGGAATCAGTGATATTACAGATGACGGATGACACGACAGCCTGTAGATTCAGAGATAAATATATCGGGGATATAGATCTTGACATTTCTGGGAGTATAATCGTGTTCACGTACACCAACCGCGAACGCGTACATCCTGCTCTTTTGGACCGGATGGTAGAGGTAGACATCGAGAAATACGATTTCAAACAGAAAATGGAAATCATATACACACATCTTCTACCAACGTCAATTGAGAAGTACAAGCTACCGAATGAATTGGTCCAATCATTATACCGTAAAGACTTCGTGGCGGCGTGTATCCGGTATGGATCAGAAGGCGAAGGACTGTCAGAGGTCCAGAAACTGATAGATACAGTTTGCGCGGAGATAGATCTCCTCTGTGTGATGCAGGAATCCGTACCAGACGGCCTTGAATTGTTGGATGACATGAAACTCGTCAATGCGTACACTACGATGAATATGATGTACAATTAAGCAGCCAGTGTGCGACGAAGCTTCCGTTTCCATGCAACCGAACTCCATCTAAGGCAACTTGGTACCCTTTAGTTTAAAGGGCGAGACTCCCCTGTCAGAATTAAAATCGGGACATTCTCATAGCTCACTATGACCCGTCTGTATAATTTTCTTAATCAATGTCAAGCCAGCAAAGGAGGTTGTTACACGCATACAAGTCTAGGTGCACCATACGGTTCTTACAATGTACCTAGCATTCTATACGATGATTTTATGGATATTTATTGTGAAGCCCTATCTACAAAAGGTGTATCCCCGCTCCACCTGACAGAGAAGCCTACACGGTGCTTTCCCATCCTCGTAGATTTGGACTTCCGTTTTTCAACCGACGAAGGAGAAAACAGGAGGTTCGACGACGAATTCGTGACTGATTTCGTAACCCTATACGCTAAGGAAATTTACAAAATTCTCGATACAGAGACGGACAAAGATAGCAAACAACAGATCGAAGTGGACATCCTTACCCGATCAGGACCATACGTCGATAAAGATGTACTGAAGGACGGTATTCACATTGTGTTCAAGAACGTTCACCTGACGGGGACCATTCAACAACTGCTACGTCGTCGCGTTCTCTCGAAACTTCAACCTATCTTATCGACACACATCGATGGACTTCTCAATTCAGCCGAAGATGTACTGGACGCACACGCCACGACCAACAATTGGCAAATGTACGGGAGCTGCAAACCTGGTAAGGAACCCTACTTGGTGACTCGAGACATCAGGTTGGCTCTCAAAAATGGGTCCGTTGATGTGGTGTACGACGAGGTCGTCGAGAGAGAGGCGGCGAATAAGTGGAGCAAATACGTCAAGGAGTTTTCTCTTCGAAGGGTCAATACTAGATCGAGGATTTCTCCACAGACGGAGGAGTTGGCAATCGAGCTAGAAAGGGAACATTTTCTGAAGCAAAAGGCCGCAATCGTGGATCAGTATCCACACGAGATGTCTCTACACGAGCGAAACGTAACGCAATCCGACATAGCCGACGATGAGACCATCACTGCTGCTACGATCTTTTCCGAAATGCTATCCAGTGAGCGCGCGAAGTCATACGACAGTTGGATTAGGGTCGGCTGGGCGCTACGCAACATAGATCACCGACTGTTGAAAGCGTGGACCGCATTCTCACAGAAGAGTAGTAAATACGTCAAAGGCGAATGTGACAAGTTCTGGCATCACATGAGACGTGAAGCGGGAGGATTAACGTTCGGTAGTCTACGGCGCTGGGCTCAACTCGATAATCCTACCGCTTTTGGAGAATACGCTGCCGACTCCAGAAGAGAAGTGGTTATGGAAGCGTTGAGCGGTACTCATAACGATCTGGCTAAACTGGTTCACAGTATGTACAAGGACGAATTCGTATGCTCCGAACTGAAGTCAAACAACTTTTACCAATTCAAAAACCACAAGTGGACGCGCTTGGAACAGGCTCACGCAATCAGAAACAAATTCTCCAGCGAAGTGTTCAAGGAGATAAAAAATACGGTATCGCAGTTTACCACCGAGATCGACACGGTAGCCGTGACCACCAGGGAGCCTGATGCTAACGACAAGACCGAAAAGAAAGACACCACGAAGAGGGTACTAGATTCTTTGAAGGATTGTGGGACCAAGGATAAGATTCTCAAAGAATGCGCGGAACTATTTTACCAAGAGAACTTCGAACAAACCCTGGATGAAAAGACCCACCTGATCGGATTCAATAACGGTATATTCGATTTGAACAAAAACCAGTTCAGAGAAGGTCGTCCCGAGGACCTGGTGTCTATGTGCACGGGAATAGACTACGAGGTGCTCGAGAATGACGAAGTCCTGTTCGAAGAAATAGACGACTTTTTCCGGAAGGTTTTCCCCAACAAAGATATGCGTGATTACGCTATCGGACGATTCGCCAACTTCATATCTGGTGACGTATCTCGGGAGGAATTCTATATTTTCACCGGAAGCGGATCCAACGGGAAATCGAAGACGATCGAACTATTCGAAGCGTCTTTCGGGGGATACTGCTGCAAATTACCTACATCATTACTGACTCAGAAGCGTGCTGCAGCCGGTACTCCTAGTGGCGAACTACACAGAACTAAAGCGCGTAGGTTCTGTGTTCTTCAGGAACCCGGAGAAAGCGAACGTCTGAACGTGGGGATCATGAAGGAGTTGTCAGGAGGCGACAAGATCCAGTGCCGACCTCTGTACGGAGTACCCGTCGAATTCAAACCCCAGTTCAACATGGTGATGACGTGCAACACTCTACCCGAAGTTCCCGACAACGACGGTGGAACCTGGCGTCGTATCAAGGTGATCGAATTTGGTTCTAAATTCGTATCGGAACCCAAAGCTCCGAACGAATTCGAGATGGATCCGGATTTGAACGTGAAATTCGACCGATGGAAGCGTCCGTTTATGATCATGCTCATCAGACGCTACATTGCCGACAAGGGTAAGAAAGTTGTCGAACCCCTTCAGGTATCTGCTATCACCCAGAGGTATCGCGAAGAACAAGATCACCTGGCGGCGTTCGTAAAGGAGAACTTCCAGAAAGCGGAAGGTTGCGAAATAAGCGTCAAGGATGTACACGTCATATACAAGGATTGGTGCAAGTTGAACTTGGCGAAGATGAAACCCGATCAAATGATGTCGATGGTCACGAAGCTGAAAGCGACCGACATGAAGGAACCCGTAGACGTCGAAAACGTCCCCCTGCTCCGTCACGTATACAAGAACTGGGCTCCAATGGACGATTAACTTTTTTACACACACTTGTTGTAATACGAATAATGCCAAAACTCGCTGATAAATTTTTCAAAGCCCCTCAATCCAAACTCGCAGGCTATTCATACCTGGCCGTGGTTGCTTACATTACGCTACTCACCGTGTACAGACGTCAATCACTATTGATGGCATCCGTAGTTCCTATTACATTTTCTACGCTCTTCACGATGTACACGCTGAACTGCATGGTTTACGGTAAGTGTACGGTGTACGCATGGTTGTCCGTGATTCTGACCGTTCTATCTCTACTGGCAACGGTTGTATCGGTGACAGGCGCATCCATGTTTTCCAAGTCGTCCAAGTCTAAAAATTCTTTAAAGTGATGCACTAACGTCGCCATCCACGACCGTCGTGCGTGAAGCCGCATTTTTTAATGTAGTCCTCATCACGTACCCATGCACGTGTGTTGGACCCTGATCTATCGTTTACAATATGTTTGGGATCCTGAACGACGCTCTCGATACATGGGATCAGTGGTTCAAATCGGTCGATTTCGATACCCGAAAGTACTCCACATGGTTTCGAAGTACGTGTGCCCTCGGTATGGATGAGGCTACTCTCGGTATCTGGAGCGAGACACCCTTTTTCGTAATGTGGATGTCCGTGATACACCCGGGTCTGTAGCTGCTGACGATGCCTGGGGTTGGTTTGAGTCGCCCCAAAACGCATTTTACTATCGTCGTCAATCGCACACGCCGATGCCATTCCGTAACCGTTTTTGAAACGGAGATTCGGGTGACATGCCGCTATCTTGGCCACATTTTCACCACAGTTTCCCTGTGGAACCAAGCCCAACGTCAGATAATCTCCGACGCTGGAACTTTGGCGTTCTCTGTCCTGCTTGAAGCATCCATCGTCGTGTAGACGATTTTCAGAGTAAAACATATTAGGGTCGCATGCTTCGGTACCTGCTAGCGCATATTCTGAAGCGTCTGTTTTCATCTTGCACTTGTCGGTAAAATTATATTACAGATGTGCAAAGAGATGTCACTTAACCGGCTCCAGGACGATACGTGCTATTACGGTAAAGCGCTCCGGCAGTCTGTCAACCCTTTGGAATACACGCTCGATCCCATCAAGTACGAACACTGTAAGTCGTGTCGGATGAAGCTGGGGATCATTGGCGGTACGACCGCGTCGCATATGACCGGTGCATCTCTAGTAGATACCGAATCGGAACTACGGAACCAAACCCGCGCTTACAGTCTCTGTCCCGCCAACAAATACGTTCCAGGGCGTGATCTCCCCGTGACTGGCATGAAACATCTCCCCGAGTGCCAAATGATCCACTACAAACCTGTTTCCGCACCAGTGTGGGCACCTTCCGCCGGATGCAAGCGCTGATTGTAGACGATACATATAAATAGGCCACCATGATCGACGACGTCGACTACATGAAGCAACATGGCGTGATCGAATCGCACATCTTTCACATAGATTCCGATCAGAGATCGGATCTAAGTGCAGCGCCTAACAATTTCACTATCCAATTCGATGAACCTATTCGTAATGTGGTCGGTTTAGAGGTGAAAGATAGTAACATCCCTTCTACGTCGTACACCATAGACGATTATAGCAATGTGTTCCGCATGTTTGCCATGGGTTTTGACACGGCAGCCACAACATACGTCATAAACTACGCTTATCGATATACCGAGATTTTTCTGAATTTCATGACGGACGACTCATGGACGAACGAAAATGACAATACAGAAACCGTAGTTGTCGTACGGGACTACAGAGCAGGTCCTCTGCCAGACATGTCCAATATGTTGAGTATCAAAGATGCACCATTCGATCACGTCCCTGCTATTACGATTCTGGGTCCGAATGATGTCCTCCCGGAAGAGATAGAGGTGGTCACGGTACCCGATGGAACCACAGGTACGTTGAGGGTGGCGTTCCATGCAGATGACGGTACAGGCGACATTCAGAAGGTGTTCAAGAGAGTGTTCTTCTTTCCTATAGGCAACTACACACATCCGGCAAAGATACTTGCCATGGCAGAACAAGGGTCCGGTCCTAGAACTGCGTTGCTTGCCAACGACGAAGCATTCGTGGTACCAACCAGCGTTCCTGTAGAGCGTTTGGGTACTCTTGATATACTGACACGTCCATGGTCACTCGCTCTAGGTTCTATCGATAACTCTAGCGACCCAACGGTGGTAGCGGCCGAGACGGGGACGTGTATCGTAGCGTTTGACACGACGTCAACCATTGCAAGTGTATTGGGATTCCACGAATCTGTCAACGAAATCAAATCCATGGGAAGAAAGATGTCTACCAATATGGCAATAGGAGACAGGCTTCCTGGTTCGTATATCAGAACCAGGAATCTCATGAACATGTCCGGAGCGAGATACATAATGTTGAGGTGTCCTCAGATAGAAACGTCTGCACATATCGGAACGGGTAGGAATTCCCAAAGAGGTATCGGACTGTTCAAGCTCAGCAATCCGGGAGTTATTCGTAGAGAAACTGCAGACTACGTGAACGTTATCAAGAAGAGGTTTCATCCAATCGCCAAGCTGGATAGATTGAGCTTTCGGTTCGAGCGCGAAGCTAGCGGTGAACTGTACAATTTCAGAGGGGTAGGTACTCTGATGATTGTCGCGATAGACGTATATGTCAATAAAAACCCGTTGCCATTCGAGCGAAGCACGTTGAATCCAGACTACAATATCGATTACAGGCAGTATCAAGCAGACGAACTGTACAAAGAGTCGCTGTTAGAACAAGATGATCAAGATCTACTACCACTGGAAGATGAGAGAATCACCCGCGCTCTAGTACGACATAATGCGTACGTCAATAGATTTTGATGCATGTGCCTATACCGAAGAGACGTGGCCCATCGTCTGCACAACCTTGGACGCTTCTCGTATACCTTCAATATAGGTTCCATTGATCAAATTCATTGGTGTCCGATGTTGTACGAACTCCAACTCTCCTTGATTCGTGATCCTCATAGAATATCCCAGTTTGTAGACAAGGTCGTCCTCACCGCTGGGGACTATACGAGACACACGTAGAGCACCACCGAGTGCTTCCCAGAAAGGTTCTTGGGCACGCGATTCTTCAGTTTTGAAACCGCCTGCTCCGTAGCCGTCTCCGACGTTGAATAAGATACCTTTGTGAAAGATTTCGTTTGTCAATGCATATTTTGCGCTGTCGAAATTGTTATTAGTATAGAATGTTCGTCCGTCTGCATCAGACGATTTAAATTTACTGAGGTACGTGTCAATATCACTACCGAACGATGACGAAGCTCCGTCTGGGGCGGTTTGAATTCGAATACCGCCTTGAGATTCGAGACTACCCCCGGTCACTTCTTGGTTCAGACCGTCTTGTAGATTGATGTAGTTATCGCTAGTCGTAATTGTCTCTACGTTAGTGACCGAAGTACTGTTTAATGTACCAGTGAGATCAATGTTTCCGTTCACAACTATTCGATCATCTTTGACGACGAGAGTAAAGTTGTCTTTGGATGAAATGACTACATCGCCTCCCGAAGCGGTGATATCTACCACCGGAGCCTGGATACTGGCGTTTTGCGTGAAGTCTGCATTCAACTCGGTCCCCGCTAATGTCACCGTTTCCGTCGCAACAATATCAACGTTGTTCGATGTCAGAATAGTATCGTTTACTCCCGCAGTTTCTGTGCTAGGTAAGGCAACCAATACATCCTGCAATTTTGAAGCAATAGTGAAACCATCGTTTGCGAAATTCAGATACGTATGATCATGATCTATATCTGGATGCTCCAGGACCCTAATGTCCAAAGCGTGCTTATCGTTTGTTGTCACAGCTACGCGGCCCGAAGACGCGAGCTCCAGAGTGTTGAGACCTTTTGCATACAACCGTGGCGCCCAAATTTCTGGGTGGATGGTGGGTCCTACGAGCGTAGGGTAGTCTTTACCCGCGTCCATGATTGGATTCACATACACGATATCTAGAGAAGCATCGTAAGATGTTTGCAACACTGTGGACATTTATACTGAGCGTCTAGGATGTTCTAGATAGAATTACACCTAGCGACGACGCTGCGCCTGACCTCCGGGGAAACCCACGAGGTTGGCACCGATACCCGCACCTGCACCAAGACGGGCGGCACCGGCCATGCTGGGTGCGAAGTAGTCGAGGACTGAGAAAGTGCACATTGCGACGAGAGCGATCGTGACGGTCTCGTTGATGTCGAGCTTGTTGCTGGGGATCGTGAACGCTGCGAGCGCAACGATGAATCCCTCGAGAGCATACTTCAGGAAACGGGTGAAAACTTCTTGGATGTCGATAGCGTAGGTCCTCTCGGTGTTCATGACTGTTTATAGTAAGCGACACAAAAAATTACAGCAGATAAGCGTGCCTGATGTCTATACATATATATTAGAAATGGCGACCGCACGTGAGCAAGCAACGACCCCCGTGAGCACGTATGATTATCTGGATGAGGATGCACCTATCCGCCGTCAGAACTTTGCATGTATTTCTTTCCTGTCCCCAGAAGATGTGATCGAAGACAGGAAAATGTTTATCATGAAAGACTTCCTGTTTAGTTTTTCGTCTTCCATGACGACCATGATGGATCATCTCCGTACAAAGTTTCCCACAGAGGGGGAAGAAATCGATGCGATCATGCAGGCACACCCGACCATCTTCAAGCCCTCTGAGATTGGTGCGGAACTAGTGACATACTCAAGCATCAACAAGGACGCACTCGAAAAGAAATTCGAGGAGGCGCATCAATTCACTACCAGCGTCCGGGGTGTCAAGGTCCGCGGTGTGTTCGATACTCGCGATGAAGCTGAGAAGCACATCAAGCGCCTCAAGAAGTCGGATCCTAATTTCGATATCTTCATGTGTGAAGTAGGAAAGTGGTGCCCGTGGGCTCCTTGTGCAGAGGACATTGCAGACGTGGAATATAATGTCACGCATCTGAACACTCTCATGCAGGGCTACAAATCCAACATGGACGATCGCGATGAAGCATATGAAGAGGATACTCGCGAAAGGGTGAAGCGGGTTCAAGCGAACGCTAAGCTGAATTTACAGAAAATTGCAGAGGAAGAGTCCGCGGTTCAGACAGTGTCCGGGGAGGTTGTCGCTGAGTCCGCCGCTCCTGAGGAAGTTATGGAAGACACGGAGTCCGCCGATCACCAGGAAGTTGTGGAGACGGTTCCGGGGCCAGACACCTACGCGATCATCAGCTGATTTTTTTGTGCCAGGGTTGATAAATGGCTAATTCAACATCAGCAACCTGCTTTCTAGTGGTCGTCATGGCAATTATCGTCTGCCTTTCAATGCTGGTAGGTATTAAAGGCTTTTCTCGTCAGGGAGACAACCAACTACTACAAGACGCAGAGATGTATGCCAGAACATTCTCTAACGAAGGCTTCGAAGACGATCCTGAAGCCGATCTAGATTTGGAACCGCTTGAGGAAGCTTTTGAAGATACGGAAGGTATGGAAACCGAGGATGACACAGACGGTGCTATGGACGGTGCTATGGACGGTGCTGAAGCATTCCAATCTCGACCGATGGTAGCATCAGGATCAGCCGGTCCGGTAGATCCCCCTACGCATGCAGAGATCATCCCCTTCGACGGAACGGAAATGCAAACGTTTGGATCGATCGCCCTATAAACGTCTGACATACTCACTTGTGTAGAATATGTGGACTTTCCTGAACGACTTCATAGCGTTGATACTGTATTGCTATGAGTGGATTGTAGGATCACTATATGGCAATGTTTACGTGGTGCGTCAGGGTGTACTGCAACGGTCCGTACCCATGGAAGGAGAGCTCTGTCTTGTCGAGGAAAGAGGTTGGAAAGCTGTTAGTGTCAGATTCGACAGAGGTAACGGCACCGAAGAGTATTGTGTGAAAAAGAAAGCTTACATGGAGATTTTGGACGTGAGCATTTCCGACAACGATAACGAAAAAGTATCACAGCTGTTGACCCCGCTAGCTGGTCACTTGACTCACTTATTGGATGCTAAAGGTTGGGAGATATGCAAATTCAGCGGGGCCGTGAGTCAAACAGAAACCACCGGTAAGGTATGCATAACGTATATGGATATGACGACCGATACGTTTGGCCCAGACGATACAGTACTTATCCGCTAAATATTTCCCCCCCTAATTGAACTGTAGCGAATGCACTGACAAACAGAACTCCCAACATCATGATGGTATGTGTTTCTTTGCTCCCTCCTTCTCCGCGCAATGTTTTAAGTTCCGTCATGAGTTCTTCACTTTTCGTAGATCCGCCGGAGAACACACCACCGCCATCCTGCTTCAACTCTCGCAGTCGCTGAAGCTGTTTCGTAGGCTTCATCTTCTTGATCACAACGAATACTGCGGCCAATGCAATACACGACACTATGGCATACTTTGCAACTGTTCCTAACTTGGGGTACACGACATTGGCAGTTGTAGTTGCCAGATAAGGTACCCTGTCTTTGTACAATTTGATGTTACCCACTACTGTCTGCAAATCGTCTACTTTTTCGATTCGTAGCATAGGATACGTTCCTCTGTAATCGACTGCGTCCGCGAGCTTATCCAGGTTAGTCTTCAGGTGAGCGAGGCTTTCATCTACCATCTCCGTCTGTTTGTTTGCTTCACGGAATTGAGATCTGACACCCGCAACGATTGCGACAAATACTAGAACTGGTATCACCACTTTGACGGACATGGACAAGTACTTGTTGGTTATCGTAACGCCCTTGTTTCTCGTACACCTCGCGTATTCTGTACGTAGTTCGTAGTTGGATGGTACTCCTAGAGCAGGCTCTATCTTCTGTACAAGTTCATCTTTTGTCATACTTGCAACCGAAACACCACCTACTAGTTGAGGGAAACGCTCTGCAATGGACCTGTAACAGTCTACAGACGGCGTTTCGTCGAATTTGATGCTTACCATGTAGCACGCTAGAACTACGAAACAGATGCCAATGAGTGTCGCTTGCATGCATATGCTTCGTGCTCGAGTTGCTACCTTGACATCTTTCTCTCTCGAAGAAAGATGTGAAATCATCTCAGATACCAATAAGATCTCTTGAGTCAACTCCTGCATCTTGTCATCGTTCATGTTACGGAAAGTCGCCTCAACTCGTATATCTTTCGCAAGAGCTATATCCACTTGATCGCGTACACTTTTACTCGAAGCTGAGAATGCCGCTATAATTTCACGCTTTTTGAAATTCTTGCTGACTGTTGCCGCGTGCGATGCAGCAGCTAACGACACCAATTGACGTTCACGACGTAAGCTATCTATTTTGCTCTCCAATCCGGCTCCGGTGATTTTGATCATTGTCTTGGATTTCACCTCATCTACGACGGTCGCGGATTTCTCCCGGAGTTCCGCATTGACACCGTCCTCTACCAACGCATTGTATATATCATCGTACTCTCCCTTTGCATATTGGCTTAGCGTGTCCTGTGCCAAACCTAAACTATGGGCCTGTTTGAGGAAAATCAGTCTGTGATCGTCCCTATCCTTCACCACCGCTTCAAACTTGGTCACGAATTCGGAATCGATGTCCTGTTCTGCTCTGGACATCATTTTTCCCAATATGGTGTCCAGCCCGAATGAACACGAATTCCTGAACGACGTATTCGATAACATGACGTAGTTTTGGATATTTCTCAGCTTTTCGTATGCATCTACATCCAGATCGTACTTGCCACCAGGGATACCCGCAGTGACTAACGATTTGTTCATCGACTCCAAACTCGCTTTGTTCGGAACGTATTCGTTCACCTTTAAAAAGCGCATCTGACTATCACCCGTCTGTATCAGCTTTTTGAATGGTACAAATACATATGGCGACAAGTTATCCTTACTCGCTAGGAATGCGTTACAACCTTCGACAGCACCAAGCCCACCGAGGATAATCAACAATACGGTGTCACCCGACATCAACAGTGTCATCTCTTTCAATCCGCTTTTGAGCGATGTCATAAGCCTGGCGAATTGAACACCTTTACGTATAGTGAACCCCCCAACCACTAGAAAGGCTATCAGCGATACAGCGGAGATTACACTATGTACGACCGTCGTAGACAGTGTACGTTCCACGAACCTAGCACCCGAACTCATGGTCGAAGACATCTGGTTCTCCTGTATTCTTTCCCATCGTTCCCGTAGAGTGGCGCGCTGATTTTCAGGTACTACATTTTCAACGTCTATATGTCCGAGTACATCATCGTCAGTGAAGGCACTCATTGTTACCATCAAACTCTAAAATTTAGTAGTCATATGGACAGATGGATCGTAATGCCTGGCAGTAGTATTACACTTGCAAGTCATCGATATAGAAACTTGCATCGACATGTTCACGACCCTTCCGGTAATATCGTTACTGACTGCATCCAGTTGCGTATGCAAGTTGTTATCTGCCTCATACTCCCCGGTGCTCTGATTTATCGAGCCCGGTTTACGGACTACCACCGTTTTGTAAGCACTGCCTATCGGGAACCCCTGTGAAATGACGATATGGCCTTCTTTTCGGGTCAAAAAGTCGTCCAATTCACGAAATCCCGTATCGACACCTTGTATTTTAAGTATGTCACCCTTCGTGAATGCATCGTCCTCCCATAACCGGTCCATCTCGATGATCCAATTTGCTGCTGCGTCGGATGTTTGGTAAACCTTCACCATATGAAAATCGTCGCGTGTGTTATCCATCAATGCACCGTCCGGTCTACGCAGACTGATACTCAGCGAAGATATCGACGAAAGAGGAGGGTCGAATACACGCACCTCTTCCATGGCTGGTTCAAGAACCATATGCCCTCTCCCGAGTTTGGGTTCGTGACATCCTTTGATGAGCAGCTTACAAAGCGATCTTTTAGCAACGTCCGACCGGTTCTTAGAAAACGATCCTGATATTTCGTCTACCCACAGCCAGACGTGTGTGACATTGACGCGATAACAAGCGGAAGAAGCATCTTTGGGATTAAGTGGTAGAATCACGCTCCAAACTTTGACCTCTGATACTGTACGCAGTGGTTCTATGTCCGTACTGAAACTGAATCGTAGTGGCTGTAGTGACGTATCTCTGTCTCCTCCATCCAGACTGATATATTCTTCGAAGATTTTATTCTTATCTGGGAGCGTTTCCAATGTAGGCTCAGGCAAATGTATAGTGGTGTCTTCGGTGCTCATCAGATGCATCTGTGCATTCAGATCGTTTTCGTTCATAGGCCTCTCTTGCTGCGGTTGAAGTTCCGGTGGGAGTGTATCCATCCTATTTTCCTCTACGGGAGCGGTCTGTTCAGAAGAAGAAGACACCAAAACATTCTTGAAGTAGTTTTCGGCTATGGCCACCACGGCATCATTCTGACGAGGAACTTTCTCGTTTGCCCACAACGGGCTCTTGGCTACATCACGCATGATGTTGAGCGACATCTGTTTGATATTCATCTCCGGTGTCTTGGAAAGCTCTAACATGCGAGGCTCTGTCGAAATAGATTCGTGAATTCTACTACATATCTCTTCCATGTTCGGACGACTCAGAAACGTATTCATTTTCAATGTTATCACATACTGTTAAAATATATAAGGCTGGTTGTACACATGGATTATGAGAAGACCATGGATACGTGTATGATGGTCGCGATAGAAGACTTGCACGTCAAACTAACCGAAATGAAGGCGTTCAACGTCAGAACGGATTACGCCATCAGGTTTGAAAAAGGATGTATACATTCTCTCAAGTCTTTACTAGGCTACAGTACGCTGTTATACGCCAGTCCGTATGACAGAATTCGTAAGAGGGTGAACAACGGTGTGGACATACCGTTACCTAAGGATATGTGTACATATCTATGTGTAGAACTACATACGCGGTTGCAGAAAGAGACGTTGACTGGAGCAGATTTGACGTGCAAACTTAAAGAGCTCCTCATAGAACGTGAGCTTTTAGAACAAGAGTACTACAATTATGTCGACCTACAATATGGAAGGTAGTAACACTAGGTACATGATCGACCGCCTCATCAACTTCGGCATAGATTCAGGAGAAGCCATTCAAATTCTGCGATATACCGTAGATGATGTCGTCACACAGGCACAGTACGATGCTAGAATCGAAGAGAGGGCATATATGACAAGCCGTGTAGATGAATTGCCCAAAGGTATCGCTCAGCGTACACCTGAATGGTATGCCGCGCGAGAGGGACTGATCACTGCATCCAACTTTCACAAAGCGGCCGCCAAACCGGAGCAATACGTCCGTGAAAAACTAAAAGACAAACCGTTTTTGGGATCGGACGCTACTAGATGGGGTGTGAAGTATGAAGACGTCGCTGGTCTTTTGTATTCCTATTATAACAACACAGAAGTGATTGAGTACGGACTACTCCTCCATCCAACTATCGCCCACCTAGGTGCCTCACCCGACGGGATCACACCCTATGGAGTGATGGTCGAAATAAAATGCCCATACAGTAAAACTCTGAAGGATATCCCAGACGAATATGCTGCACAAATGTTGGGTCAAATGGCTTGCTGCGAACTGACGGAATGCGACTTCGTAGTTTGCCGCGTCAGAGAGTTATCATTGTCAGAATGCGGAGAAGCAATGGCGACAACCGCTGATGTTGCCCGTTATGGTGCGGTAGCGACGAAAACCGATGGGTCATTCGTTTTTTCAAAACCAGGTGATAAATTCATCGACCTGGTGAACTTCAGAGATGTAAACGAAGGGAATGGAAGCGGCGTTACTTTCCATAATATTTTCGACTTCACCGTGACCCGCGTTTCTAAGAACGGAGTCGCGTGGGAAAAAATGACATCACAGTTGGCACACACATGGGCAACTCTCAAGGCGGCCAAGGAAGACAAGGATATCAGTAAACCCGATGTAGCGACATCTGACAATAACCATACTTTCTCATTCAAGATGTTCTGATTACACACATGGTACATTGTACATGAACATGTAACAGTAAAGAATCCATTTCGGTTTGACTACTTTGACGTCTCGACTAGCTTCTTGAGATGGTCCGTCTACCGTGACATAATGTGTGACACGTTTTACGTTATGTGATAACAATGCGCCCATCTCTGTAGCCATATCCTTGAATCCCGTGTGAACCTTTGGATCGATGTGTATCCGATACCCTGACAGAACTTTCTTCTTCAGTCTCTCCAGAGTATCCCGACAGTCCGTTCGCTGAACATGTGCGTTATCGACCCTTTCCAAGGCCTTGTGTATGAACGCCAGATTGTTGCGGTCTCCGATCTCGTCCTGACCCCGAGAAAAGTAGCAATCTCCGCCTTTGGTGACCGGGAAGTACATGTAGCGCTCTATCTGTAGGAGGTTTCGTCGATGCCTCTTCCAAACTTCGGGGGTGTCATCTATGATGAGTGCATTGTCATCGTGAAGCTTGAGTTTCGACAACAGCTTGAAATGGAAGCCTGGTGTATCGCATCGACTCAAGACCCGGTTCCCAAAGATATCGCCGTCCGGATCCAAAATTTTCTTGACCTCCTCCGCGTACGGGCGTGTACCCATGGTGTATATGTAGATTTTGTACGTGTTCTTCAGATCTCGTAGCATTTCTCTGGTACCGGGCCTGACCTTGATCCAAGATTGTACCGCTTTATTGTGATACAGGTCCTTCGAAGTTCGTACCATCGCATGAAACTCGTCACTCTTCACGTCGTACATTTGTTCTATGGATTCCGTAGATACGGAATGTACCAAGGTGTGATCCAGATCCAACACCAGAGCTATTTTCTCGTCTGATTTTATGTGCGTACATCCTTCAAGTTGATCTCCTTTCCTCTTTTCGCCACATTTTGCACACACACCGTAGTATAGGACGTCATGGGGACACTGTTGGATCATGTCTAGTGTGGACAAATACTGTAGTTATCAGAGCGCCCCCGTGTACCTAAATAGCTTGTCTCTGGTGAGAGTCGCCGTGTTGCTCTAAATTTAAAAAAAATAAAATTTAAATTTAATTTAAATTTTATTTTTCTCTTTATAAAATTAAAATCCAGTTTACGGAGATCACAACGTATAGAACTTCTCGATCCCCGCGGGCTGAACTAGCGGAACAGGGCCAGATCTGAGACGCATCTGCCGCGATATTGCGGATAACTGTTCCGAAAGATCTTGAAGCTTCAATGCCATACCAGAGTCGGCGTTTTCTGCAATCGTATTAGATGTCACGACGGGAGGACCTACAATAGGAGCTTGAAGTTTCTCTACGGTCATAGCATGTTCTTTAAGACGCGCTAGTTCTGCGTCTACTTCTTTGTCGTCGACTTTGAGAGCGGCTGGTTTATCTATTACGGGTACGGTGACCATGTCGCTCTTGATACGAGCTATCATCTCATCTTTGCCGAGCGTACCGCTCTCTGCTATTTTTCTATAATGATCTAAAGCCTCCGATAGAGGCGGCTTCCCATGCACAGTGTTGTATGCATCGAACGCTACGGATCCCGCTCTGTATTGTTCGACACCTTTGTCGCTGGCTTCTTCGATGACCTTCTTTTCCTGTTCAAAATTCTCGGTTGAATTCTTGGACGCGATGAAGAATGATACAACACAAATGATCGCGAAAATAAGGATCATCAGCTTCCACTGCATCGTAGTGTGTATTACAACATCTATCACTTAATTTGTTCTCGTTCGTGTACGATGCCACCTTCTCTAGGAGACTTGGTAAAGAACTTGCGCGAAGATTGCAATTGTGGTCCACCAGAGTCGGGAACGATCACCTTACTGAGGAACAGGGTCAGACAACCTCTACAACTCCCGAACTACTCAAATAATACGGAGACAGTTCGCTTCCACGATGTGCATTCTATAGCAGCTTTCATGCGCACAAAACCAGTTGGTAAATAAATTTAGGACAATGTAAAATGGACAAAAGCGAACTACCGATTAGTATCACCGTCCCAAAATCGGAATACATACCCTATTGCGACGATTTGGTCCGTATAGTTACCATTCAATTCGTCATTCAGTTCATGATGATGCTACGCGGAGCTTCTAGTTTTGACTCGGAATTTGTCGAGTTGGTACTTTACATATTGGCAGGTGTCAGTATGTATTGGTTAATTTTGAAAAAAGTGTTCACGTTTTCTGCTGCGACCAAACGTGCCCAATAATCCTAATTTCAGAGTATAATTCGCAATGATCGGAAAGCTAGCATCATCAACGACTGCTACCATCGCAATCGGCCTCATCGTTCTGGTGGGTATGTACATCTTGTATAGGGATATGAAGAAACTAGAATGCTCTATTGAAAAGCTACAGTCGCGTTCTGCATGTGCTAAGGTCCTATCATCACCGCCTGTCAACGACATCGAAGAATCCGACGACGTCGATGAAGAGGACGACGAGGACGACGAGGATGACGAGGATGACGAGCAAGAAGAGATCATCGAACAAGCAGCTACGACAGAAGCCGCTGACACCGAAATTGAAGACGCCGTAAACCAGTTGAAGAAGGAAGTCATGTCGGAGGAACAAGATGTGGCGATTGAAGACCTCTAAATGATCATCTTTTCTGAATCAGATTGCTGTTTACCAGGTACTTTTCTAGCAGGAGCCTTTTTCGGTGCCGAGAGTATGTCGACCTTCGCAGCAAGAACATCATAGTTGTCCTTTAGTGTCGTATTGTCGTTCTTCAGCTCTTCCATCTCGTCCTTCAGCGTAGTGTTGTCTTTCTTCAGCTCTTCAATCTCACGCTTGATGATCTTGAGGTCATCTCCGCTCCCGACGATTGCTTTAGCGACGCTAATACATTCGGCCTTGATCGTCGGAATCATAGACCTGACAGTAACACCGGCCTCCACCTTGGCGACTGTGGCGCAGTCCGCTTTCACTGATGCAACCGCAGACGATGCGACTTTCTCAGAAATGGCCACAACATCCGCCTTTTGGATCCCTTCTGTAGGCGCGCCCTCAATTGCAGATTTTGTCAGAACGTCGACCCCCTGTACGCTCGTTTTTAGATTGAGTACCTCGGTCTGCAGCAGACGTAGCTTTTGATC